ACTCTTCTAGAGGCACACCTATTCTTTTAGCTATCGCTATCTGTGAAGGTGTGAGTTTCACACTGCGTGCACCTTTTCTAACTGTGCCAGCACCTCGGCTGGCTCCCGCTACGGCAGATTGCACGTTCTTTGTCTCACCGACAAATTTCTGTGGAAAAAGTTCTCGCATTTCGGCGTCAACTCTTTCGTAATAATGTTTCGAACTAGGGACTACGCCCTCTTTAATTAACTGTTGATGAACACCCATGGCAGCATATGTCATACCAGTGTCTTCACCAAACCAACTGTTTTTCTCTGCCCATGCTTCAGCTTGTGGATCAGGAGCAGCTGGTTGTATATTCCGTTCTTGAGATAGCTCAGGCGTAACAACTTCTTGTTCTGCCGTTTGTTTTTGTCTTGCTACCAAACGCTCGGCATTTTGCGCTTCATAAGAAGTTTTAGCAACCGCCTCAGTAGCTAACGCAATCGCTTCAGCATCGCCAAGTTCTTGCGCTTCTTTTAAAGCACGTCTTGCGCGTTCTCTGTCAGACTCAATACGTTGCTGATATTCATTAACAAGCGTCGAATCTGAGGACTTTAATTTTGTTTGCAGCTGATTATTTTGCTGAGAAATTTTCTTAGCAAACTCAATAGCCTCTTCTTTTTGGCGTTCAGCTTCTCGCATACGATAAGTAAGTTTATCTATACGTTTTTTAACGCCGTCACTGTATTCCTCTAGTTCTTCGTTTTGAGGATCAGCTATTTCAGAACTATTAAAATCTCCGCCGCTTTCTTGAATTACATCAGCAGCTCTTGGATCTACCTCTTCATCTGGAAGTATGAGCTCAATATCTTGGGACTCAGCCATTTATCTCACCTTATTGCAGAATGTCTTCTGGGTTATTTACAGTAGCTAAAATCTCGTCATCGTTTAAAAGGCGCATATCGCCTCCGTCGATATTAAATCTAGCTCCTGCGTAGCGACCAAAAATTACCCAGTCGCCCTCTTTACACCAAGGGCCATCTGGGAATTTATCTAGGTCGGAATATGCGTCTGGGCCTTTTCTTACAACTAGCCCTACAACGGTAGCTATACGCTCTTTTTCTAAAGTTTGTTTAGCGATAACAATGCCGCCTTTTGTTTTCTCAGGAGGAGAAAACGGGAGGATAAGTAACCTATACCCTGTCGGGTTAGGTAATTTATCAGCGTGGCTTTCTAAATTTTCAGGAGTAATAACTTCTTTCGGAGGATCTAACGGCGTACCAGATCCAAAATTTAGAACACGGTCAGGGGTCGCCCCCTCATTAGTCGTTTTCGACATCTTCTAACCTTCCATGCAGGGCAGTTATTTCTTGTTCAGCGAAGTTAAGCCCTGAAATCTCCCCAACAATACGTTGGTACTGAACGAAGTCTTGTGCGCCACCAGTGGCGAGAGTCTGCGCGAGATCATCTTGCCTCTCGCGCAGCTTGCGGAGTAAATACTCCGAATATTTTAAAAAGTCCATTAGTTGACGTAGCTAGTAAAATCTAATCCTTTAGTAGCTGCACCAGTTCCTTTCGTCTTTACTTTTTTCCCAGGAATGCTAATAGTTTTTTCTGCCAGCATTGTAGCTTTCGCAAAACCTTCGTTAGAAGGTTCTGGGATTGACGGTTGGACTCCTGCCTTTTGAGTTTTAGGCGACGGATAAGGCATTTCCGTACTTCTAAGATTTCTCATTTCTTACTCTTGCTACGAGACTTAGAACCTGTTCTACCCCCACGCTTCATTTTTCCTGGCGTCATGGGCATCTTTTTGTTTTTCTTGTGTCCTGGCATTAGTCTTCTCCTTTCGAATAAAGATTATTGAATGTCACATTCGGATCCATGTAGCTATCGTCAATTTCTGCTGTATGCAAATGTTGACTAGGATAAAAGTCGGGAGCACCCGAACCTGTTTCCCATAAAGCTGGATTAGTCGCTCTTACACGATTATTAGGTAACGCTACGATATTACCTGTCCATTTCCCAGCATTCGTTAGCTGTATTACATGACTCTGCTTATGTTGTGCAGGATCATCAGCGATATCGTTTCCTGTGTAATCCACAGTAAATAAATACTTTCCAGTATGAAAATCGTTATCTATTTTACAAAGCCATGGGCTTGACGATACACGATCCATAACAATAACTTCATGTTCTCGAGAACTACAATCCCATGGTTGTGCTAAATGTGTGGTCATCGGATCTGGCATTTCTTCTAACATAGCGTCAGCTACTAAACCAGTTATCGGCATCCTTGCCCACATTGCACCGCCGTGTAGATTTTCAGCGTCCTCATCTTTATCCCATTCGTATCCTGTAAATACGACTTGGAACGATAAACATCTATCTGGGATGGTATTTACCGCAATCGCAATCGCGTGTAAATACTCTCCGTGGTAATCTAAATGATTGTATGTAAATTCTTTTCGTACCCAGCAATTAAAATGCGGGATATTACTAATTAAATTAGACAATTATTCCTGTTCCCGAGACTCTCTTACGATTCTTGCAATCTCTGTTAAGTTAGCATCAACGTCTCTATCGTCGCGCATTTCTGCTTGTTGTAAGTCAGAAGCTACTCGGATATCCGTTTGCTGTTCTTGAGATTCCATACGTTCTCTTTCGACTTCGGCTCTACGCTTAGATTCTCTATCACGCTGCGCGAGCTTTTCGAATTCGAGTTCCATTTGTTCTTGGAACATTTGACGTTCTGGGTCTTGTTGCTGCATAGCTATCGCTTGTGCCAATGCTTGTTCTTGGCCTGTAATTTGTTGCGTAGCTTGTGCTGCAGCGATTGCAATTTCGCTTTCCATCTCGGGCGGTAAAGGCGGCATCTGACCGTCTGGGCCAGGCTGTGGTAGTTGTATACCTTGTTGCGCCAACATCTCCATAACTTGTAAACGATACTTCAGAGCTTGGTGCTGCTGAATATGCGCTTGTAATGCAGCCATAGCCGCTGGATTTTGTTGGACTTGAGGATTTTGCATAAACGCTAGATGCGCTTGTATATGCGCATCATGGTTTTGTTGTATAAACGCTTGTAAAGGCGCACCTAATAAAGCATCCATATTTTCTTGAACAGGATCTTTAGGGGCGGGTGCCATATCCGGCAAGAGGATATCGTTGATGTCTTTGATATTCAAAGCGATATACATCTTACGATAGGCTTCTTTTAAGTTATGTATCTGCGGGGCGCTTTGCGCCATCTGCAGTTGCGTCTGCGCCAAAATAATACGTTGAGTCGTACTAAATATGTTTGGGTCACATACGGGGATAACATCGACACTGTTATCGAAGTCTTGTGCGAATACCGTTTGTTGAGCACCTTGTACTTGGTACGGATACTCAGGCGGTAAGTATTCGCCGAATAATCTTTTTAGAATTTTAAATTCACTACGTTGTGCATAATGCAAACGCTTATGAATTGCAGAAATTACTTTCTGCCCTTTTTCTAATAACGCTACCGTCGTCCCTACAGGGGCGTTCGAATTAGCATCTCCTGTTTGGTTATCCATTACAGCAGCAAACCGCTGTCCAGATTCTACTAAAACGCCCATAAGTTGCGCGAGCGCAGGACTTGGTTCTTTAAACGGCAACGGCATAAATGCGTCGCGGATCGTACCTCCAGGAGTATCGACATCACGCCATTCTCCTGGTTGCACTGGGTCATCAGACCGTTGGATATTTAATCCACGTGCTTTAAATCCAGCAGGTAAGTTCGCTAATGTACCTGCGTCAATAAGCTGCCGAAGGATTGCGGTCGCTGATTTCGTAACGCCGCCAATCATATGGATTAAACCGAAACCGTAAAAACCTAATCCTGGAAGAAATTTGTAATGCGTAAAGTATTCAATCTTTTTACGCATCGGATCGTTTTCTTCATAGTTCCTACGAACAGATAAAACACGATTATTATCTTTACAAACAGTAACGATATACGGCAAACCTAACCCTGTAGGTTCTCCGTCTTCACCTTTATGTTCGAAACCTTCGATATCTAATTCAGCATGAAACTCTAGTAACGTATAGTCGGCTTCTCTACCTGTTCGGGATACACCGTCTATTTCGTCTATTTTTTGTTGTACGGGATCTTCTTGTTCCGAATACGAAGGACGACTCATTTCTTCGTCGGTATAAAACCCACTAAGTTGTAATTTACGGAGATCATTTTCCGTCATCGTCATACGATGGGTAATACGGGGTGACGTATGTAAATCTGTCGCGGTATACGGAACGACTAAATCTTCTGCTTTAATAAACCTAGAAACGACACGGCCCATCGTCGGATCGTAATAACATTTTTTAAATGCAGAACCTGCAAGCGGAAGGTAAAACAACATCTGATCCATTTCAGGATCGTATTCTTCCATCTTATACATCAGTTGGAAGTTCATAAAATCTTTAACGCGATTAGCTTGCATCGCTTTCGGATCGTTAGACGCGCCCATAACTTTCGTATCTACTGGCCCGTTAGCGGGGAGTAGTTCTTTATACGCTTGGGCTTGGAAATGGGTCGCTGCTTCAGCTAAAAGCGGATGGTATACGCCACTAGCCCCTTCAAACGGTTCACTACGAGGATCGTTTTCGATACCTAGTAGTTCTAAACCGTCTCGGAAAGTTTCGTACCAGTTTTCTCGGCTATCGACATCGTCTTGATATGAACTTAATAGCTCTGAAGAGATTTCGTTAAGGGTAGCTTTATCTAAATACTCGGCGAGGTTTTCTTCGAATGGAATATTTACGTCCATTTCCATTGCTGATGGGTCTACGAGGTTATTATCTTCGTCAAACAGGATTTCTACCTGTTCTTCGCCCTCTAAATCCTCTGGGAATTGCACTTCAGCCATGGAACGCTACCCTACTCTAGTTTTTTACAACGGTAAATTAGTAATATGCCCGTATTTTCGGATAATACTCTTCTTCGTCGCTATAATCGCCATCTAAACGTAAAAAACCGCCTTGTCTAAAGCGATGTAAGGCTAAAGTCGTCGCATCTACGCAATCGTCGTTTTCTCCGTTCGGAAAATCTACGATTTCGTCGACTAATTCTTGCCCCCAATTCGTTTCTGGCACCCAAACGCGCCCTTCTTGGAAAATACCGCTGACTGCATTTAATCTCGCGATCTTATCTTGCCCTTTGCTCGGTGAAAAGGTGTTTATAGGGATACCTTGACGCCGTAATTCTTGGGTTAGCGGGATACCTGACGCTTTTGTTTCGATAATTACTGTATCAGGTTCCCAATATTCGTATAATCTGGCTGCTTCGCGCTTTAATTCAGGGAAATCTAACCGTTCTTTAACGCAATCTAATAAAACAATATGCGCATCCGCTCCGCTATAGTGTTCATCCCCTACTTTACCTTCAGGATAAAACACACCCCACGTCGTTATCGCCGTATAGTCTGCTCTTTCGGATTTTAAAAACGCTGTATCGTAACTTTGGATTAAATAATCGCATGTCGGCGGGTCGTCAGACGGCCAAAATTTTATCCATTCTTTAGGAATTATCGAAATACCTTCGCCTGTAGGCCGCTGCATATATTGCGCTGCCCATTTCGACGGGGGGATTGCTGATTTCGTACGTTCTAATTCTTCTAACGACCAAAATTCAGGCCATAACGATTTACCTGACGGTAATATCGCAGGGAATTCTATTAATTCCCATTCATCCCCACCTTTTTCTTGAGCCATTTTCTTAATTAATTTACCCGTTACGTCTTTTTTAGACCAACGAGTCATTACGATAACGATTGCACCTCC